TATGCGTCTCACGACGACGATGGTAGGTTCAATTTGACAAAGGATAGTGATGGTGGTACTCTCTATAAGCGTAGCGAACAAGTCACCAAATGGCTTTCTTCACCTACGTGGAAAGACTTTGTGGAGCATGTTTCTGCGTAACTTTTAACCCCTTTATAGGAGAGTTTCTCATGCGCTTTAAATATAAAACCCACTCAGATATCCCACTTTATATGAAAGACTATCTTCTTTCTGTTGTTGGTGGTATATTAGAGGATGTACCTGTTGAAGATATAAACAACTTCCTTAACGGGTATGAAGAATGGGTTCAGCAAGGCGAAATGCTCTCGGTTAACGAAGCCTACCAAGACATTTCAACTGATAGCGTGACTATCCATTAAGGAAAAGAAAGGAAGGGGTGGGAGAGTACAAACGGTCATATCGTGCTCTTCCACCCTTTAATTATAGAGAATAAAAATGAAACAAGTCATTAAATATGCTTTACTTACGTCTACTGTTTGTATGCTCATAAGTCTTCTTTCTTTATCACTATCTGCACAGACTTTACTGGAAGAAGAAGTAGACTGTCTTGCTGAAGCTTTATACTTTGAGGCACGATCAGAAAGTTTTATAGCACAGCTTGCTGTAGGTAATGTTATTTATAATCGTGTTAAATCTTCTAAGTTTCCAAACACATTTTGTGATGTAGTACGTCAGTCTAATAAGACAAAGAATGGTAAGCTGATTAAAAATAAATGTCAGTTTTCTTATTATTGTGATGGTAAAAAAGAGATAATATATGATGCAGAAGCTTACAAAAAAGTAGTAAGTGTGGCTCACTTAGTAATGGAGGGTGTGCTCATAGATTATATTAAAGATGCTTTGTATTATCATGCAGCCTATGTTAGACCTTATTGGTCTAAAAATAAAAAGTATTTAGGTAAAGTAGGACTTCATAACTTTTATAAGTAAGCTATACAATGAATATTGATAAACACTTCAAACATCTTATCAATTTAGCTGAGGGTATAGAAGAGCCTGTAAAATGTTTTAGATTAGCTGCTGGTGTAATACATAAAAATATGTTAATAAGTACGGGAGTGAACAGTTATAAGACTGATCCTTTTCAAGCTAGATTTGGTAGTACAGAACATGCTATACACCTACATGCAGAAGTCTCAGCTATTAAAACTTCTTTACGTAAATTATCTGTAGATGACTTGCAGAAGGCAACATTAGTAGTTGTAAGAGTTAAGAAAAAGGATCATAATAAAACTTACAAAGCAACTATGGCTAAGCCTTGTGTAGGTTGTCGAAGATGTCTAGCAGAGTTTGGAATTAAAAATGTTTTTTATAGTGGAGAATGTGGAGGAATATATCAGTTATGAGGTGTAACCTTATTAGTTTTATAGGCTATGATTTATGGAAGGAGCTTACAAGTGGAAGTTAAAAAATCGTCAGGCACTAATAAACCAGCTTGGGTGAAGCAGCATATGCGTACTGGGATTGGTCAGTCCATCAACAATAGACCAAAAAATAAGTATAAGCGATTATCCTTTAAAAGTTATAGAGGGCAAGGTAAATGAGTATCCTAGTTCCAGTATCTACAAGTGATAAAGTTGTTTCCTTTTCTGATCACGCCCGTAATAAAGCAGAATTAGGTGAGCTTAATTATGAACAATTTTGTAACATTGAGATGCTGGAACTAGGATACAGTCCCAGTAACCCAAAGGATGTATTGGAATATAAACATTTTATAGAATCATTATCAGAAGAAGATTTTAAAATACCAAACTTCACAGAAAACTTACCAGAGTATATTAGCAAAACAGTATTCGGTCCTGTTAAAAATGAAGAAGATAGAAGGTCTATTATCTGTTCAGAATGCTCGGCACAGCATCTTGTTATTCATATGAAGTGGGAGTCAATAGTTTGTTTACATTGTGGTTATGAAATATGTAATACAGAGAAAGAAGTATAGTGAGAAATTTATGGGAAAAGGATAGGAAGACAATTTTCAAGGAGCTATATAGACAGTACCTTGAAGAAGGTTATTCCAAAAAAGAATCTAAGAAATTTGCCTCTTTAGAGACGGAAGAAGTTATGTCTACTAATAAAGATTTTATTAAAAATATCTTCTATCAGCAGGAAGAAGAGGAGTGCTAAAGAATGTGGAAAATGGTAGTTAAAAATAAACATACAGAAGTAGATATAGATTCTTGTAATTACGAAAAAGACATCTGGGAACTATTAGGTGAAAGAAAAATCTTTACCTCCCAAATAGGTTATGATATAGAGGAAACTATCGACGGTTTTGCAGCTATGTATAATGGAGAAACAATTGCTACATACAGGGTACTCAGAGAAGACTAATACTGATGAAGCTAGTGAATGGGTAAAGCACGTACCTTGTGATATTTGCTCGTCAGATAATAATGGCAGTCTTTATTCGGACGGCCATACTTATTGTCATAAGTGTGGTACTCACACACTACCGGAAAACGTAACAGAGGACTATAATACAATGCCCCTTGATATGTCTACTAACTCTCCTCCCATAGCTAAAGGATTTATATCTGCAATTAAAGATAGAGGTATTACAAAAGATACAGCAGATAAGTATGGTGTATATATTCAACAGGATAGTGATGGTGAACAACTAAAACATTACTATCCTTATTACGATGTAAACAATAATCTTATTGCTTATAAAGTGCGTGATGTACCAACTAAAAACTTCACTGCTAATCCACCCGGTGCTATGTCAGCAGGTCTTTTGTTTGGTCAGCAGCTTTGTCAAGAGAAAGGTAAGTACCTTACAATCTGCGAGGGAGAGATAGATGCTATGTCTGTCTATCAGATGCTAGGCTCTAAATGGCCTGTCGTCTCCATTAAGGATGGTGCAACATCAGCAGTTAAAAACTGTAAGCGTTCGTATGATTTTATTAACAGCTACGATAACATTGTTGTTTGTTTTGATATGGATAAGACGGGTCAGGAGAATGCCCGTAAGGTTGCGGAACTCTTTGAACCTAACAAATGTAAGATTGTCTTCCTTGATCCTAAGATGAAGGATGCTAACGAATATCTTAAAGCTAAGAGAACTGAAGATTTTTCTAGGGCTTGGTGGGCAGCTAAAGCTTTCACACCCGCTGGTATCATTAATCTTAAAGATGTTGGTGATGCTCTATACGAAGAAACTAATCAGACTACCTGCCTATATCCTTGGCAAGGTATGAATGAGAAGCTGTATGGCATACGTACAGGTGAGCTAACGACGCTGACGGCGGGTACTGGTACAGGTAAGTCTAGTGTTATGCGTGAGCTGATGCATCATATACTTAAAAATACAAAAGAGCACATTGGTGTTATCTCTTTGGAAGAGAACACTCGCTCTACTATCTTCCATCTCATGTCAGTAGAAGCTAATGCTAGATTGTACATCAAAGAAAGGAGAGAGGATCATACTCCTGCTGATTTACGTAAGTGGCAAGAAGCTACAGTAGGTACTGGACGGTTCTTTGCCTTTGATCATTTTGGTTCTATGGGTACAGAAGAAATTCTTTCTCGTGTTCGTTACATGGTTAAAGCACTTGATTGTAAGTGGGTCTTCCTTGACCATCTGTCTATCCTTGTGTCCGGCTTAGAAGGGATGGACGAACGTAAGAACATTGACGTTCTTATGACAAAGCTTCGTAGCTTAGTAGAAGAATCTGAGTGCGCCTTAATCCTTGTAAGCCACCTACGTAGGGCTAATGGAGATAGTGGGCATGAGGATGGCAAAGAAGTGTCTTTGTCACATCTACGAGGCTCACAGAGCATCGCTCAGTTGTCTGACACGGTCATAGCAATGGAAAGGGATCAACAATCAGATGATGACAACATAGCTAACACTACAACCATCCGCGTACTAAAGAATAGATATTCAGGTGAAACTGGTGTAGCTTGTCACTTGTTTTTCAACAAGGATACTGGTAGGCTACACGAGGTTAGTAATCTAGGTGACGATCTTGAAGGAGGAGAAGAACCATGAACGTAATACTCGACATCGAAACTGATGCCTTAGATGCTACTAAGATTCACTGCATAGTAACTAAGAATGTAGACACTGGTCAGATTAATATATGGAAGGGTGAAGAGTGTTACAATCAATTCCCTAAGTTTGTTAAGAGTGTTAATAAGTTTATAGGCCATAATGGTATTAGCTTTGATTTTCCTGTCTTAAATAAACTTACTGGTACTAAGATTACCATAGCTGATGTAGAAGATACTCTTATACTATCTCAGCTTCTTTTTCCTACACGTCCTAAGCACTCCTTAGAGGCATGGGGAGTTGACTTAGGTTATAAGAAGATAACCTTCCATGACTTCTCTAAACTAACAGAGGAGATGGTGACGTACTGTATACGAGATGTTGATATAACTTATCGTCTATGGTTGAAGATAAAGGGAGAGAAGTATGAACAATATCGTAAGGCTATTGATCTTGAGTATCAAATACGTACAATTATAAATGTACAAGAACGTAATGGCTTTACTCTAGACGTTCAGAAAGCTACTTGCCTACAAGCAAAACTATCTAATAAATCCTCCATAATAGAGGAAAAGCTACAAGATATATATCTACCCATCACTCAGGAAAGAGTTTCAGATAAGACGGGTAAGAGATTAAAGGATAAGATTATTGTCTTTAATCCTTCCAGTAGACAACAGATAGCTGCTCGACTAATGCAACAAGGATGGCAACCAGATAAGTTTACACCTACTGGTCATCCTATTGTAGATGAAGGCACTCTAAAGAATGTAGATATACCAGAAGCTAAAATGATTGCTGAGTATTTACTTCTTAACAAACGAACTGCACAAATTAAATCTTGGTTAGAGTTATTAGAAGAGGATGGAAAGGTACATGGAAAAGTTCTTACACTTAAAGCTATATCAGGACGTATGGCACACTTCGGTCCAAACATGGCACAAGTTCCAGCAGTATATTCTCCTTACGGAGAGCAGTGCAGAGCTTGCTGGAGTTCTTCTTCTCCTGATCGTGTTCTCGTTGGTTGTGATGCAAGCTCACTAGAACTAAGATGTCTTGCTCACTACATGAGAGACGACGACTACACTAAGGAAATTGTTGAAGGAGATATCCACACAGCTAATCAGAAGGCTGCTGGATTATCTACTCGTGATCAAGCGAAGACGTTTATCTATGCATTCATTTATGGAGCAGGTTCAGCCAAGATTGGTAGTATAGTGGGTGGCTCTGCTACAGATGGTCAGAAGCTTATGGATAACTTTCTGGGTGCGCTCCCTGCATTAGCTAAGTTAAGAAACAAGGTTGACAGAATAGCTAGATCAGGATATATTCCCGGTCTTGATGGTAGAAAGTTACATGTCAGACACCAACATGCTGCTATGAACTTACTTCTTCAGGGTGCTGGTGCTATCATCTG